TTTCATATACTCTCCGACAATCCGCCGATACTTCATTACAGAATGATACATGTCAGAGGGCAACCGGACCGTGCTGTTGCGCTCAGTAAAACGCTGCATGCGCTGTTTTATCCAGTATGCTGCATAATTGATAAACGGGATATGCTGGCTTACATCATAATGATTGACTGCTTCATTCAGTCCTAAATACCCCTCCTGCATCAGATCATCAAACTCCGCATAGCCTTTATACTTCTTGGCCAGCTTTGCCACAAAGGCCTTTGTCTGCTGCCATAATTGCAGCATATTGGCAACAGTCTCTTCTCCGGCCTGGATCCTTGCTACAAGCTGTTCGTTTGTTATCACCATTGTTTCTTTCTCCATGAATACTAAAATAAATGCAGAGGTCACCTTGCTGTCGTGAGGCGTCCTCTGCTGCAAGGTATATATTTATTCACTTTTTTGATCGCAACTCTGTTTTCAATTCTTGCAATTTACTATCACTTTGTTCTGATATACTTGTAACCTCTCTATTTGCTTCAATTTTGGCAGGTTCTTGATTTAATGCAATCTTTATTGCCTCTTGATTTTTATGCTGGATTTGAGCTGAGTACGAACTTGCATTGACTTGAGCAATTCTATTTTTTAAATCGTCCGGCAACCTATCATACTCTGTTTGCTGCGCTGCCTCGCTTCGATATGCCCTCATAAAGTTAGATGAAGCCACTTGGCTGTTATAATCCTCATCAGTTGCCCACGCTCTAAGTTGTCCCGGAGAGCCAACTGCTTTTTGAATCAATGGCGGTAATTTTGAAAATGCAGCCTCTGAATTATATGCGCTATTCCGAACTGCATTTTCTACAAGCGTCCACGCCTCAAGCTCATTCATTTGCTTTGGTATACTCAATTCCTGTACTCGTGCTATTAATTGTCCCGGTGCCGGTGCAAAACCGCTCGTATCTGAACGCAAATAGGTGATAAACGCCTGTTGTGCCAAATCAAACGAAATATCAGATAAAGCTAAATGCCATGTATTAACTGCAACACTTTTATCCAATGGTTTATAGTTTGGATATGCTCCCTGTATCATCATCAATAATCTTGCCGCTTCCTCTCTAAGCATTCAACCATTCCCCCAGTTCATTTCTATCTGCTTGCAGGTTATTACTATCTACCTGTCTTCTTTTTTCCCATGTTCTTACAGATGCTTTCCAATCTTTCATTTTCGACTTACCAACATACCACCCTTTTGAAGAATAGAAATCAACAAAACATTGAGCATCAACATTATTTCCACGTTCAAGACAATATTCTCGTACTTCTTCCACAGTGGGCGGGATAAATCGGGACGATTTTCCCCCCTTATTATTTATACTATCCTTACCTATACTATCCTTACCTAACCTAACCTGGGTATCCGTAATGCCTACCATGTGGTTGCTGATTGGTATACCATTTGAAGTCATGTGCAATTGATAGCGGTCATCAACCGTATCTAACTGTTCCAATTCTGCTTTAAATCGCGTGGGTGTATAACGATCTTTTCTCAAATAATTGTTTATTTTCCAGTCACGTATAACAACAACTCCACTATCAAATGGAATAATAAAACCTTTTGCAATCAAAATTTTCAAATCGTCTTCCGAAGCATTTGTTAAGCGGATAATTTTCTTTGGTGCACTCACAAACCCGTCATCATCAGCCTCTAATCCATATTGAAAATACAACGCTTGAGCAGAAGACGGCATATCGAGAAAATGGTCTGAGCAAACAATATCTCTTGAAAACATTCTTCTATTTGCCATTTATGCTTTCTCCTTTCATTGACTGCTGCCCCTCCGGTACTTTCAAGGCTCTTTTTGCACTCTTGACCGCCTTTAGGGTATTCAACGCCCTGGCATTCATTGTATGTACAAATTCCTGTATCTCTTTCCTGTCTTTCGGTCTCCAATAACCTCGGCCGGATCCGGAACAAATAATTGCGCCGTGTTCCCGCTCATAGGCTATCCGCTGCTGAAGCTCTCTTGCTGACCCACACCCAGTCATTTTCACAAGCTCCTGCGTAGTGACTGCATTTTCTTTACCAACTGGCAGCAGTCCCTCAATTAAGAAATCAGTCTTGCCGGACTGTCCCTCTGTGTGCACTCGGTTATTTCTGTTTTGATTCTGCATTATTTTACTCCTGTTAATGAATTGAAATACTGATCTATCTTTACACGATCCCACAATACCCGGCGTCCGATTTGAACTTTTGCCCCAATCTCTTCACCAAGTTTCATTGCGTTATTCCGTCCAAGATTGGTATATGCTCTTAACTCCTCCGTGTCCATTAATCTAGATTCTCCAATTGCTGCTGTGCTCGTTCTGTTTTTCATCATGTCTTCCCTTTCGTTTATCATTATTTATTAATCATTCTTGACTTAATTTTAAACTAAAATTATAATATTTTCAAACAGCTATTAAACTTTATTTTGTTTAAATAAAATAGTAAAAACAGGTGGGATAAACTATGATAAAATCAGAATTAAACAAAGAATGTGGAATCCGTTTAAAAGAATGCCTAAATAATTCTAACATGACACAAAACGAATTATCTTCCTTAACTGGATATACACAACAATATATTAGCAATATTGTTGTAGGGCAAAAACCAATGACCATTAAAGCAGCAAAATTATTTTCCAAACACTTACATGTAAGAGAAGCATATTTGCTATGTGAAAGCAATCATAAAACAATGGAAGATATGCATACAGCAATGATTACTGGTATTAATGAAATGGAAGAATGCATTCTTCGTTATGCACATTACAATGGGCTTACTATAGAGTCTTGTATAATTATTACAAATACGGGTGAGCAACTTGTTAAAAAAGAAAATTTCGGGGTATCCGTATTTGATAAAACTTCTTTACTCGGCAAACAAATCGTAAATGGAAAAGAATGCACAATCGCTGATATAAAATTTAAAATCAAAATTTACAATAAAACATTCATTGTTGATGCAGATCGTATATTCGAATGCTTTAACTTCATAACTAATTACTTGCAAGTACAACGACAACGCTTATATAACGAATTAGAAAGAAAAGAAAAATATTTAAATATGAATTAGTTCCTAGCCCCAAATGCCACCAGGCCAAAAGGCTGGTGGCAGCTATAGAACTATTGCATTTATTGCTTTGCTATACTCAATTTTAAACTTGTGTTTAAACGCTTCAATCTCCTCTGCTTGCTGCCATCTCTTTTCCCATTTTGTACTTTTTTGGTACTTTCCTTGATTTTTTCTATCTTCCATGCTATACTATCACCCGTTACAAAACCCGAAAAACCAAGGTCTTATAGGGGTTTCGCCGATTCCCGGCGTAAAATGAATCGAGTGTTCGTGACCTTCCACTCGTAAAACAAAACTTCTTTTTCTTCCTATTTATATAGGTTTATCTTTGTTTATTTAGCCTAGAAAGCACTGTGTTTTCAGGCTTTTATTTTTTATCTTAATTTATCCCCGTTTATGCAATTTGGTACTTTTTTTGTACTGCCACAAAAAAAGAGAGGGCTTCTATACCCTCTAAAATGCATTCGCTATTTTCTCCATTTCCTCTGCCTTTGTATCCGGTAATACATGGCTGTATAAATCCATTGTCATAGCAAGCGAACTGTGCCCCAGTATTGTTTTTAATACCTGTGGCTGCATACCTGCTTCAATTGCCCTGGTCGCAAATGTATGGCGAAATACATGGCTTGTGATTCTCGGAAAATCATGCCCGGCTTCCCGAATCCGGTTTATTGTTCTGTCAATCTCTGCCTGTATCCGTTCCCTGCTGACCGGTCCGCCCTCTTCATTGCAAAATAAATACTGATCCATTCTTACTACTTTAAATCCCCAATATTTCCGTTGTGCTTCTATATGCTCCAATGTGGCAGCAGTCAACGGTATATCTCTGGCGGAAGTTCTTGTCTTTGGCGTATCTTCCATATATCCCTTGCCCTCTATGTATTTCAATGTTCTTTGAACATGAATCAGTTTCTGTTTCTTATCAATGTCGGAATACTTAAGCCCCTGCATTTCTCCTTTTCTCATACCAGTTCGAAGCATCACCGCAAAAAAATGATACAGATAACTCTCTTTTGCATATTCCATAAATAGATCTTGCTGTTCTTTTGTCATGGCCATTCTCTCCTTTTTCTTTCCTGTCTGCCGTGGTAACTCTGCCAGCTTTACCGGATTACGTTCAATCA